ATGTGCCGGGCTTAATTCGGTAGCCGCTGGCCCCAAAATGCACGGGCGGGTTATCGCCGCATTGGGCTTTGTACTTTTTGCCCTTGTTGTCCGATGGGCCAATGTTGCAACCTTTGTATTCTGCCATACCCAAATATAAAAGATTTCAAATAAAGTCAAGGCAGTTGTTAATTTTGTTAATGCGGTTTGCGGTATTAAACCTTTTTGTAGTTTTGTCTTAGTCAGGTGGCGGAATGCTTTAGCTTGGACGGCAAATTCAAGTTTCTCACGGAAGGAGAATTAAATAGTGTAGACGCATGCATGGCTCAGTAGAAACGTAGTGCAGCCTGTAATTATAGTTTCTACATACAGGTTCGAATCCTGTCCTGACTACTAACTTGTCATTAAAGGCACAAACAGCCCACGTTTTGCCCCTTTTATGACCACTTACCTGAAAATGAACTGCCGATTGTTGGCGTGCAAATCATACCGCAAGCAGTCCAAGGCATCTGCACGTTTATCAACCTTGGTTCGGCTGCCTTTGTCAACACCGCCATCGGGTAGGGCTTTCACGAACTCGCAATCCCGTATAAGCACCTTGCATTTCGGGTTGATTAACACCTCATTGTAGTTGCTGAAGATACTGTTGCATAGCCGCCTTGATTCTTGATGCGGCGGGTTAGACCTTGGAACCAGTAAATTGTTTGGCGATACCCTCATGCGGTCAACGATTTCACTCCACATGTTTTGCCCGACCTTGGCAATTACCGACTGGGCACGGCCCGAAGCATCGCCCGTTACAAAGTACAATCGGTTCTGCACCTGTGCTGGGGTTCGCCTGAAGATTTCTTCAACCATCGCCTCGATAAACGTGCGGCCCTGTATGTGATCTGCCGTTAACGCAATCTCATCAAAGTAGTGAATATACTGGTTGCCATCTTGATGCCGCCCCCTGTGTGCTAATGTGGCCGTAAACGGGTTGTTGTTGAAGTCAATCGAAACGTACACGGGCATGGTAATATCGTATGCCGCCTTGCTACCCACGTGCTTTTGCCTGTCGAATGAATACAGCCAGTTAAGCCCTGACATGGTTACCCGGTTGGCCAACACCTCCCGTTTGAAGGTCAGGCTATCGTAGGTCTTTTCAAGCTGCTCAATGTAGCCTTCAGGTAGGTTCGCACTGTTGTCATAGGTTGTGCCGATGGTATGGGCTATCTGCTTTTCGCCCCATATCAGTTCATCAATGTCAGGGTTGTCCATCGGCGGTGTCATTGTCCACAGCGTGCGGGGGAACTTGGCCCCTGACATACGGCCCATGACAATGTTCAGGCTGTCAATCGCCGCATCTTGCACCTCATCGCCCCAGCACCAACCAAGTTCAATACCTCTTATCATTGTTTCGATGCTGAAGGTGATTACCTGTGCCCCGTTCATAAACGACCAAACGCCGTTGTGCTTTTCGAACTTTGACTTGTAGCCGAAGTACCTTTCAGGGTCTTTGTTGGCCACGTAATGTTCGCCCTTGAATAGCCCGTAGGCCTCCAACACCCCAATGAATTCGGATAGCGTGGCGGTGTTCAACTGGCTTACCGTGTTGCTGAAGATGCCGCCCTTTATCTCGGGCTGATGAATGATGTTGTGTAGTGCCCAATGTGCCCCCGTTATGGTTTTGCCTGAACGAATGCCACCGACATAAGCATACAGCCGTTCGGTTTCGCTTGCGGTTAATGTTTGATGCTGCTTTGGGTTAAGATTATACTTCTTCATCGTTTTTCACGATGTTGAAAGTAAAGTTACTCGGCCATTTCACGTTGTCCCGCTTTTCTTCATGCGGCCTGTTGTAGCCCCTTGACTTGCCTTTGCTGTTCAGGTAGAAAATTATCGCAACGGTATCGCCCTTGTTGATGCGGTCAATTAGCTTGTTTTCGACAAAGTCAAGTTGCACCTCCATGATTTCATCAACCTTGGCCTTGTATTCTTCATCCAGCTTTACCCATTCGTAATGCGTTACCCTTGCAACCCCGACCGCCTTACATGCCGTTGTAACGATGCCCAATGATTTTTCAAGGGCTTCAAGCATCGCCTTTTTTTTAGCGTTCGTATTGTTCGCCATAGTTTTATTTCATTGAAACATTAAACCCTCGGCTTTTCAGTTCATCGAAAAGGTCTTCCAAGGTTATCATATCGGCCTCGACTATCAGGCTGTTTGCGTCTTGTTCTTCGGGTTCATCGTTGGGCAGTTCGGTATCAAAGCCCGGTATCTCAAGCCCCCACCTTGTCAGTTCTTCTGCGTCCCATTCGTTTGCCAACTGCTCCCAGTTCCAATCGCCAAACCCCACATTGTCTTTAATAACAAATTCATCCTTCTGTGCATCGGTCAAACCTTCGGCAATTACAACGGGCACCTCCTTCCATTTCAGTTCTTGCATGGCCTTTAGCCGCATATTGCCGCCAAGTACGGTCATGTTTTCATCGACCACTAAAGGGCGAAGAGTAGCCATTTCAGGAAACTCCACAAGCGAAGCAACCAGCTTTTTGAATTTTTCATCCCGAATAAATCTTGGGTTGCGGCTGTTTCCCTTAACCGAACCTATTTTGACAAGTTTAACCATTTTGAATTGTTTGCTGAATCAAAAGTACAAATTGTTCTACGGTTCTCACAATGTGGTATTCGCCCCCGTGCATCAATGCCATCTTTTGCCATTCTTTTTGCCCCTCGCTTTGCGTGCCCTTTGCGGTCTTTAGTTCAATGCCGTGTAGCTTGCCTTTGTAAAAAAACAAAAGGTCGGGCACGCCAGCAATTACGCCCATGCCTTTTAACACGCCCCCGTTTCGTTTGTCAATCGCTCTGCCATTGGTATGCCAAAGGTTACAATAAAGGTCGGGAAACGCAGCCCTAAAGTATTTGACGCAAGCCAATTGTATTTGATGTTCAACGCTTTTCGGCATAATGCTTTGTTAGTTTTTCAAGCCGCAGCCAGTAGGGTAGGTATAGCGGGTTGCCCTTGTTGTGCTTTAAGTACGAAATGTGGGTATTGACAAAGGTACGCAAGCAATTTATCTTTTGGGAATCAATAAACGCAATCGGCTGGGCGGTGTCGAAATCGAAGCCAGCCCAAAACTCGGCAACGGTGTCGATGTTCATAGGGACAATTTGTCCCCCCGTAGGGCAACTTGAATCCATGCTCATAAATCCTTAAAATCTTTTTCGTTAAGGTACTCCCGTATCTGCTCGGCAAGTAGAATCTCTTGCTCGCTTGCTGTTCTGCCGTTGAAAGGGTTGTTCCCGTACTTGGTAATGTTCCTCAGCTTTTGGCAAAGGTCATGCAGAACCAAGAAATACTCCCCGCCTTTTAGGGCAAAGTTGGCCTCGGTTTCATCTTCGGGAAGGTTAAATTTTAGAATTAGTTGGCTCATGCTTGCATCATTTTTGCGTCATTAAAGGTACAAAGTAGGGTTAATGAATGGTTTATTGGTCATGGCTTTACCGAATTACCCCAAAACGCTTTGCGAAGTTCATCGGCTTTGCTGGGCGGTGCATCAACTACCTTGTTGGCAATGATGCCCAACTTTTCGTATATGCTTTCACGAAGATGCTCAGGGCATGGTATCGATGGTAATTCGGCATCGGCTGGCAGTTGGGTTTGCGGCCATTGGGCAAAAGGCAAAATATCGAAAACGCCTCGGTTGTCATCCCCGGGCATGATGATGGTTTCCCATTTTTTAAGGCGTGAAGTTAACCGTGCATCGGGCTGCCCGTCCGTCCCGAACCTTGCCAAAATTTGGGACAAGGTGTTGTTTGAAATTATGCCTGTTAGGTGGTTGCCCTCCATTCGGCTTTCGATAATATCGTAAAGAATGGTATTCGCCCTGCCGTATGCACCAACCGCTTCATCGCTGCCCACGTCATCAAGAATTAGGGCCGTGTACCGGGTCTTTTGAATAAACGCCAAGATGAATTCATCGGGGTTTTTCATTGCCGCATACTCCCGAAACAAGTGCCGCATATTGTAGTAAACGAATTTTTTATCGGGCTGGGCGGCCAAGAACAATTTTGTGTATATCGTTTTACCTGTCCCAGTATCGCCCGTTAAAAAGAACGGTGTGCCATTTTGAAAGGCGGTGCAAAGCTGCCGAACTGCGGCGGCACGTTCTTTTGTTAGCCGCATTTTATCGGGGCTGAATACCACGTTTGCAAGTTCAATTGCACGGCGGTCAAGTGTTGTTTCGTGTAGTGTTAGTTTCATAGCGGTAAAGTAAAATTAAGGTTTTTGTGTTTTAGGTTGCTGCTTAAAATTGTGTTACGCCCTCGCTTCGGTTTTCAAGTTTCTTAAGCCGCTCGGCACTCGCCTTGGCTGCGGCTATGGTTGCTGGGTCCAGCCAAGGCTTACCAGCTGGCAGGCTTGTTGATGTGCCTTTGCTTTGCTTATCTTTTCGGCCGTATAGCTGTGCCCAACCTTTGTCGGCTGCGGCCATTATCGCTGCATACATTTCGCTTTTGTTATGCCCTTGAATTTCGGCCTTTGAAATTTGCATGGACTTTTCGGTAATTACCTTTTTCTTTTGAAGCCATGTTTTCGTTACGCTTCGCAAGTCGGCATCGGTTTTGAATTCGCCAAGTAAGTCATCAATAAAGTTTTCACGTGTGTATGTGCCCTTACTCTCTTTATCTACTCTTATATCTTCTCTTATTCTACTCTTACTCTTCTCTATTGAACATTCGTTGAACGTTTGTTGAACATTCGTTGAACGTTCGTTAAGCTTTTGTTGAGCAGATGCCTTGCCAGCGTTGGACATTTTTTGCCGCTTTTCGCTACCTTCAATATACTGAATGGTAAGAAATTTAATGCCAATTTTATCGCCAATAACCTCAACCATTTTCAGGGCCACAAGGCGGTCGAAATAGCCATCGCATTCCAACTCGGCGTGTTCAACTGTCATCTCGCATTCGGCATTCCAATAGATGCAGCAAAGCCGCAAAAATGCCACCTGAACCTCGCAAGATTGGCGGGATATTCTGCCCATCATCCAGTCGGCTGGGCTAAATTTAAACCAAGGTAGTTGTTTCATATCTTAATAAAAAAGCCATTTGTGCGGGGGCGGTAAAAACGGGTGAAAATTGGCAAGGTGGCCTCCGTTTCTACGCTACCCCCGAACAAATGGCGGGTTAAAGTTTATTCATTTGACCTTATTAGCTTTTCACTGCTTGCACAAATATACAAAATATCCGCTAATATTACATAAGCGGTGCCAAAAATTGGGCCATTACCTGAATGCCGCTGCGTGAATTTTTAATGTACTCGTAGCCCTCTTTGAAGGAAAGCGTATTGGCGATGTTTACAATTTCGTGCAAGAACCCGTCCATTGAGAATAGCGGTTCATCGTGTTGGTATTCTACACTCCAGCCCGATTCATCGTTGTGAATGAAAAGCAAGGTGCTGGGGCTTTCAAATTCCCAACTTACAACAAAATCATTGTCATCGTTCAGGTATCGGTTCAGGTAAGCAAAATACGTATTGCCACCTTCAATGCTATCAAGGTACGGTTGGTTTGATATGCTTGCCTTGGTTGGCCGCACATTGTCCTTGTCAGGGTTCGTTAAATGCAGCATAAGGTCAAAGTCAATGCCAACCACAGCGATGTTTGCTCTGCGGCGTAGGTCGGTTTCTTCAACGGTCATTTCGTTCGTGCATTCGCCGTAAAAAGCAAAGCATTCATCTTGAAAGCGGTAGCCAAGTGTAAAGTAGTGTTTCATGGTTTTGTGTATTAAAGGGTTAAAAATTAGTAGGCTGCGACCAGTCAATGCGGTAGCTTGCGTTGTTCTGATTTTCAACCTTAAAGCCGTTCATTATAAGCCTTATAATGTCTTTTTCAGCAATTGGGTTAAATACCCAGCAGTACATTTCGCCTTGCTTGGCTTTGTCAATGCACATGGCTTCGATTTCGGCCATTGAAATTCTTGGCTTGCTGGCTGCCAAGTTGTGAAGGTGGTTTGCGTAAATCATGGTTTTTGTTTTTAGGGGTTAAAGGTTAGAAGGGGCGGTTGCCCGCCCCCGTTTCTTTTTTTATTTAGAAACTTTTTTTACATTAAATCGGCTTGGGTTTAATTCTAAGTCACCAAATACCCAAGTTCTGGACATTCCGTTTTCGTGAGTATAAATCCTGTAAGCTGTTGGTTTTTCAATTTCAACTCCATAAAGAATTTTTTTCATAATTGGTTTTTTCATCTCGAATTCTTTTTCAATAGTGCCTTTAATGGTGTAGTTGTTTTTTGTTTCTACTACCGTTGTTTCAAAAATCAATGTTGCGTTTTTCATGGCTGCGTGTGTTTGTGTTTTTGTGTACTGCAATAGTAAAAAGAATATCAATACCAAAATCAAAGCGGCAAGAATGCCCTTGCTCTTTTAACACTTTTTAACACTTGTCGGCATTCGGCGGCATAAAAAAAGCCCAACATTGCTGCTGGGCCTCCCTTAACACTAACACACTATCTTAGAAAGGCAAGTCTTCGGTTTCTGCGACTTGTGGCAAATGGTTGCCTCCTGATTCGGTACGTGTGCCGCCAAGCAGTTCGACTTGGTTTACCAACACCTTGATGTCTGTGCCAATTTTATCGTTGCCCTCTTTGTCTTTGTAAACGTCAAGCACCGGGCGGCCGCTAATGTACACCTGCGTGCCTTTGCTTAAGAACTTGGCAACCCCAGCGGGCTGGTTGTTCTTGCCGAACAGGGCACAGCGAAACCATTGGGTTTCTTCGCCTTTGCCGACCGCTACCGAAAATGTTGCAATGTCTTTGTTCTTGCCGACCAACTCGGCATCTTTGCCAATACGGCCAATCAATTGAATTTGTAACATGGTTAAATGGTTAAATGGTTATGGGTTAAAGGTACTTATTTTTTCTTTTGCTTGCGTTCGGTAATCAACTTTTCCACGATATACGTGCCGATGTCGGCCCCTGTCATGCCGCACCAAGATATAAGGTGTTTCAAATCGGCATACCTGTTCGCACAATTGCCGATGGGCAGTTCTTTGGGTTCGTCCCCTTCCTTGATTGCAAGGCTGATGGTGGCGACAACCCCCGTAGTTGATGCCCGAATTATAAGCGGGGCCCCAAGGTAAATTGGTTTGATGAGCAAGCCCCAGTTCACGCCGTTTAGGTGCTGAAAGCCAAGTTTTTCTAATTCTGTTTTTGTCATTGTGTTTGTTGTTAATTGTGAAAGAAAATGTCGCAAGGTATTTCGTGCAAGGTAGGCTGATTTTCGTTCAAATCCAACTCAATCAATACCATACGCAGATGCTCCGCCAGTTGAAGACATTTGCTATAATACTCCTTGTCCCCAATTTTTGTATTGTTTACAAATTTTATGCTATGGCTAACGCTGGCATGGTCGCAGTTAAGCAAAGCCCCAATTTTTTCCATCTTCATTCCAGTAACAGCCCTGAGAGCAAACCGAAAAGCGTGTTTACAATTTATTTGTTCTGTAAACCTTCGCTTTGTAAGTGCGGTTTCAATCGGCACTCCCCAGTATGCGGCCATTTCCCTTAGTACGGTTTCTTCGTATTTGGGCTTGATGGGATATTTTACATTAGCCACAATTCTTTTAGATAAAATTCGGTCAATGTATGCCTTGACCTCTAATAAATTAACGTCTTTTCGATTTAAATAGCGTTTAAAATGTCGTGTCATTTCAGTTTTGTTAATAGTTCAACTTCAATAATATTGCGGCACATTTGTACCCTGTCGTAAATTGCCTCGATTAGCACATCATCCCGCTTTATTTCGTAGGCCTTAATGCGGTATTTTGCTGGTACATGGTCATAGCTTTGCACCTCGCCGCATATTTCTTCAGGGGTTGGCATAAGCACGTAAACCAATTGGGCGTTTTTAAGCCCCGTTAAGGCCATATAACCTTGCAATTGGTACACATACCCCAGCGGCGGCTTAGAATCCCACAAAGGGAAGGTAAAAGCGTCCCAGCTGCTTTTAATGTCAACTATGCTTGTACCCTCCACGATGTCGGGCGTACCGGTTAGCCAATCATTTTCAAATAACCGTTCGTTCTTTTCGGGCATGAACCAGCCAAGGTGGGTTCCAGCGAACTCGATGGCGGCATCTTCAACCGCCCGGCCCTTCGCCATCGGCTTTGTGTCCAGTTGGCGGCGTACTCCGAAAAGTTGCTCAACAACCCAATCTTGAAGGAAGCCGTAGCAAGTTGCCCCGGCCGTGTCCTTCCCCCTGCCATTGGCCATAATTTGACCAATGGCAGAACAGCGTGCTTTAAACTCCTTCATTGCCGATTTGTTTTGAATAGATTGCAATTGCCTTTTCAACTGTTGCTTGGCTGCTTGCCCATGCCTTTACGTTGATGCACTCGCTATCGTTGAAAGGGTTTGCCTTGGCTCGGCTAACCTCGGGCAGTTGTTCGGAAATGTCGAACAACTGATTGCAAAGGTCTTGCATCTTGGTAGGCAAACTTAAAAATGCGATAGGCTGCTGCACCTTGGCGGCAACTGAATACGTGTCTTTATCGGCATCTTTTAACTCCTCGGTAGGTATAAGTAGCATTTGCATAAGGGCGTACTTTAAAGCTGCTGACATGGCTTTGTTGGTTGACTTATCGCCGCTGTCCATGGCCTCGCCCTCAACGATTGAAAACACGCTGCTGCCGTCTATTGCGTAGAACGTGAACTTTACCCGAAGAATGGTGTAAAGTAGCAAGCCGCCTTTGGCCGTTGTGCGTTCTTCCCGGTTGTTGCTGACCACATCGCTTGTAATGAACACGCCGTTGCGTGCGAATAGCGGGTGAATGGCGTTGTAAAGGTCATCAATGCCTCTGAAGTTGTACCCCTGCTGGGCGTTTTTGTTGTTCTTGCCAATGGCCGAAACCTCGGTCATGATGTTGGCGATGCTTTGATAGATTTGCATGGTTGTTTGGTTTTATTGGTTATTAAAGTTTACAAGGTTTTCAACGATTTTGACTGCTTGACGCATTATGGTTTCTTGGGGCAATATGCCACTAACCCAGCGAAGCGATGCGGCGATGAATGGTTTGCCTTTTTCGGGCTTTGCGATTACTTGAATTTTGCCGCCGCCAATTGATGGGGTTTCTCGGATTTCGTACTTCATCTTGGTTTGTTTGTTTGTAGTTGTTGTTTTACTTTTTTCCAGTATTTAAGGGTAGATGCCTTTTTGTGTCCGTTCGGCCCACCGTTCCATTTGCGGGCGATAACCTCGGCGTTTGCGTAGCGGTTGGTAAGTACCCACATATCAAACGCTTTCATTGATTTGCCGCAATTCCACCTATCATCTAAAGTAAACGGTATGCCGATGCGGTTGAACTCGGCAACCATTATCGGGCGAATCTGCAGGCAGCCGCAAGCGTCTTCGCGTTTGTTGTATGCAAGGTCATTGCCGCCGCTTTCAATCATTATAATGGCGGCTAAAAGTTTAATTAGAATCATTGGTTTAGTATTTGGCAGTTTAGTAGAATCGGGTCGGCATTGCCTGTGTTGTATTTAGCCCTGATGTGGTTTTTCGCCCATATCATTAAAAGCCAGTCGGTCATTTCGGCATCGGCTTCGTAATCTTTTAGGCGGTTGATTTTTTGTTCATCAAGCCAAATGTTTAGCTTGCGAATGTGGGAGCATCGGTCGGGCAAGGCCCATTGAATTGCAATTTGCATGGCGTTTTGAATTAGCCCCCGATTTCTCAGGGGGCGGTTTTGTTTTACAATCGGTGTTTTACTTCGTTAATACATTCATCAAATCTGCCTTTAATTTCTTGGTAAACTTCGATGGGTATTTTTCTTCCAAATTCATTATAGCCTCCCAACAAAATAGCTATTGCCATAATTTCATCGTGATTGTTTAGGCTTTTTTCTGTGCTTTCATGCTCAATGGTTAATTTGCTAACCTTGTTTCCCATGTTTAAATTTTTAAGATTTGTCATAATTGTGTGTTTTTGTTTGTGTTAATTGAACAGCACAATAGTAAACTTTTAAACAATACGAAACCCCAGCGTTAACACTTTTTAACACTTGGCACAAAAAGAAAAGCCCCAACTTTCGTCAGGGCAATTCAGCAAACAACGGGTTAATTACTTGATTTTGCTTGCAATATCTTTGCCCTTGGCGATTAAATCGTACAGGCGTTTGAGTAGCGTTGTGCCTGTCATTTTCTCGATGTTCTCATCTATGCTTTTGAACTCGATGGCAATCAAAGCAACCCCTACCGTCTTGGTTAAAACGTATGGGGTGTTGATTAACGTGCCAAGAAGGTCGCCAACAATGAAAACGTCCATGATAAAAAACGAAATGGTTACGGCTTGGTACATTAGCATCTTCCAAACAACCTTACTCAGCTTTTTGCTTTCGATTTTCTCGCCCGATTTTTGGGCGGCCATAACGCCAAGCAAGGTGTCAAGGGCAATGAAAGCCCCGATTGCAATCATTATGCCAGCCACAGGGGCAAAAAAGGCAAGTATCGAAGCCGATATGTATGCAAAAGTAGATTTCATTACGGGATATTTACACGGTTAACAACCATTGGGGTGCAAGAATAGCATCGGTCATTCGGTAGGCGAAGGTTGACCAACAGTTGTTGCAGTTCGATGTTGTAGTATTGCACGTAAAGGCTTCGCTTTTCGTTGGCGTCCTCTTTGTTTATAGTGGTTACGTTGTTCAGGCGGTCGCTGAAAAGCACCTCATCCATCAATTCAACGCCGCTGGCATATAGCATGGCCCTTCGTAGTCGGTTGCTGAACTGGCACAGCCACGTGTTGTCATCGCATTCAATTGAATAGTTTAACGATACGCCGTGGGTGTAGCCAATGCCAACAAGTGCTGTGTCGGTTAGGCTTCCCGTTTTGCTTGTCTTCACGGCCCTTGTAAACAGCAAGTCGCTGAAGCGTGAACGGCGGCCCTTAGAACAGCTTGCACAGTTGGTTGGGTTTATCCACGTATCAAAGGCAACCGAAAGCCCAGCGTCAACGGCAACCATCAAATGAAGGTCTTGGCCGTTGGTAGGGTAGCTTTTGTTAATCAGCACGTTTGTTATTTGTCCAGCCACCGAAGTGAAAGGTATCGTGTCAATAATTCGGCCCTGAATAACATCAATAATGTAAAGGTTGTCGGTAATGCCTGAAGCAAAGAAAACCGAAACGCTGTTTAGGTTGAATTTTAAATATGGGTAGTCGCTTACCAGTATTTCAAGTCCAGCATATTGCCCAGCTTTAACTGCATCGGTAACCTTGTTTTCATCGTAAAAGCCAATTGTACCTTTGTCAACGACCGAAGCGAAACGGCCTTTAATGTCCATGTGCGAACGAAAGTCGCTGACAATTTTATCGCTTGCCCTGTTGACCGCATCTTGCATAACCTCGAAGCCGCTTAATTGCTGGCTGTCGTTTAGGTAGTCGGCATGGTTGATGTCGAAGCCCGGCAATTGTGAAAGCGAAGTTTTGCCGCTTGGTAAGGCGGTGCAACCATCGGGCACAAATATCAGGTTGGTAAGGCAAGTTGTCGGCATAGCAAAAGTTTATCGGCCACAGGGTTTACACCCCCCGCCCGGGCGGGAACTTGGCTTGGGTTTTGGTTTGTATTTCATGGGGTTAAAATAAGGGGGGCATTTCGCCCCCCTGTATTTGTGAATCCGCTATGGATTAGTTTGAGCGGAAGGTCAGGATTCCGTTTACACCTTCCAATCTGTCGCCAGCCTGATACATATCAGAGGGCAAGAAGATGAAATCGTGGTTCAGCGAAATCTCGAAGTTCCAAACCTTTTGGTCAGCACCGTTACAAGTGTACTCGGCACGGTAGTCAAAGGTCAATGGCAACGCTGGGTCGGGGTGCTGTAAAGTACCTTGTACCAAAGTGCTGTCGTTCATTTCCAAGATGCCTTTGAATTCGTTGAACGAAATCATTTGAACGGCTCCGGGAATAACGGCCAATGCGTTCAGGGCATTTCCGCTGTTCAATTGGATGCGGCGGTCGTAACCAAAAGTTACACCAGCTTGTGAAGCATACAATGAAGCAGATACACCGCCATCGTTAAACGCACCGGGGGCAATTGCATTCAATGCCTTGATGTACTTCCACCATTTTTCGCCACCAAACACGAAAGGCATTTGGGTGAAATCGTTGGCCATGTTTTGGAAAGCAATATCCTCAACGGCAGTGGTTTGTGGAACGTTACTGGTGAAGGTAGTAGTCGTTTTGAAGGTTGAAGTACCAGCGGGGCTACCAGCATCAACATCGGAAGCGAAGTTGCCGCTGTTTGCAACAAGCTGAATGGCAGCGTTTGTTGCAACTTTGCGGGTTAGCACGTCCATCATTTTGAAGATTTCACGTGCGATGTACGCAGAATCCTGCTCGCAACGCTCTTCCAACTCGGAAGCGGTCAATTTGAAACCAACGTGGTAACCATCGGAAGGGCTTAGCGAATACAAAACAGAAGTTTCGCCATCGTTGGCAAAAGTTCCGCAAGTAACTCGGCCTCCGTCTTGAACCATAGATTCCAAGAAACGCTGTCCGTAAACAACCTCAACTGTTTTGCGGCCGTGGTCGCGGAAGTTGATTTGGTTTTGAATAACCTCGCTGCGGTTTTGGGCAGAAAGAATGAAAGAAAGCAAAGGCAAAGGCTCGGCTTTCAGGTTGTCGTACCCGAATGAATCGAATAACGATAGCTGCACGTTAGGGCAAGCAATAAAAGATGATAAAGCTGACATAGTTTTTAAGTTTAGTTTGTCATTTGTTTGTTTTCGCCGTGTTTCGGGGGCGAAATTACCCGACTATGCCCGATTTAGGTTCGGCTGGGCTGCCGACTATTACAAAATTAAGTAGTGTTTGACGAAGTGAATGGTATTTTTCCGCATATTTGCCCAAAAAAACACTATGAGCGAAGAAAATTACCAAAGTAGCCCCATTGTTTTGCGGGATATTGAATACAAAAGACGCACGGTTGCGATTTCCGAACCCATTACAAACTACCAATGTGCCCCACGTGCCCATCACAACTCCATAAAGGCCCAATATAGCAGCCGAATGTACTTTGCGGTGCTAATGTACCGCGAACTGCTTAAAGGTTCAGTTAACCGCTTTGAAGCGGCAACCGAAGCGGCCACCGTGCATGATGTGAATTACGATAAAATTATGCGGATTGCCCGAAAAACGCTATAATGGGGTAAAACTACCGCCATGCCGTTCAAAAGTGAAGCCCAGCGAAAATTCTTGTACGCAACCAACCCAAAATTGGCTGCTGAATTCGAAAAGAAAACCCCCAAGGGCGTGAAGTTGCCGAACAAATCGGCTAAGAAGTAGGGGATATATTGGTTTATTTTGCACCCGAACGGGCATAAAAAAGCCCCACCGAAGTAGGGCTGTTTAATACGTTCAGGCCGTTTATATTTTGATGCCTTGCGACCTTGCCTTGGCCATCCACGCCTCTTTCGCTGCGGCAACTGCTGGGTTCATTTCTTTGCCAGCGGGTGCGTTGCTTTGACGCTGCGGTGTGCCTTGGCCTCCGTTGTTTACCTTGAACCGCTTAACCTCTTTTAAGGTGCTTTCAAACAATTGCTCTGCGGTTAGCTGCGAAGTTGTGCCGCCTGTTACGATGTTGTTGTCTTTATCGTAAACAAGCAATTTGCCGTTTTCCTTTTTGAAAATGTACTTGTTTTCCAACTTGGTAAGCCATACGCCCTCTTTCACAATTTCATCGGCATCATCAATCCAGTTAGCGGCATCGAATGCACGTTTAACCTCGGCATCGGTTTGCATTTTGTTCAGGCGTTCCTCAGCATCGGTTTGGGCGTTCTTGATTGCCTCTTGATATTCAAGTTCCTTTGCCTTGGATTGCTCGGTCATTTCCCTCAACTGGTCGCGTTCTTTTTTGATTTGCTCAATGTCAGGATTTGACTTGCCCGCTTCGATTGCCTTTTGAAGTTCATCGTTTAGGGCTGCGATTTTGCTGGGAACCAGTTCAACCAGTTCATCAAAGGTTTTGCCTTTTCCGTCCTCGCCGACAATTGCCTTTAGCTTATTTTCGGCTGTGCCTCTTGCCTTGCCAAAGGTGGCGTTGATTTCCTTTAGGTGGGTTTCTCGGTCAATGAACCGCTCGCCTAATGCGGTGCGAATCGTGTCCTCGTTTGCCCCCTCGGCAACCTGTATGCCAGTCAGCTTTTCAAAGATTTCTTTATTGATTTCCATTTGTTTGTTGTTTGCGTGATTGTTTGCTTGAATTTAATTGTGCCTCCAGTTCGGCAATTTTCGCCTGAAGTTCAGCCTCTTTTTGCTCTGCATCGGTCAACCTGTTTTCAAGGTTTGCAAGCATGGCATTTTGATGGGCACCTTGGTCGATAAACTTTTGGTCTATCCCGTAGCCGCTGAAGTTTTTGGCTTCCCAATCTTCTTCCAGCATGTAGCCTAATGCCCCGAATTTGGCTTTCATTTCGGCTGGCTTCGGCCATGCCCGTCTGGGGATTTCAAGTTTACGCCCGAAGTTGGCGGGTTTGCCGGGATTGTGCGTCCGCTCGGCTTGGTGTTTGGCTACACGAATAAACGTGTAGTTGTCATTGGTTGTTGTTTGCATATTGCAAGGGTTTGGTTTAAATTAAAGATGGTGGCGGCGAAGGTGTGAACTGGTCTGCAATAGCGGTTGCAATCCCAAGCACAATTGCCCGCTGTTCTGCGGTTGAAAGGTTGTCGAAGTTTTCGTTTTCTTCGTGGGCCTGATTCAGTATTGTTACAAAAGAATTGTGCAAAATGACCTCGGCCTCAGTTGCGGTGCTGCCAAGCATGCCCCGTACTGTGATGTCATCTTTTGACCAAAGGCGGTCAAGTTTAATCTGCAGCTTTATCATTTGCTCAACCTTCGGCGATGCGTTGAAGCGTGTGCCTACATATTGGTAAAGCAGCGAAGCCAATGCCGAATCGGGCATCGATTGTTCTTTAGCCGTGCCGATTTCGCTTGTGATGTCTTCGTAGGTTCTAAAGTTGAACGAAGTCGGTACTTGGATGCTGGGCTTTTCAAATGCGTTGCCGTACCTCATGTGGCCAATTGCCTCGATGCTCATGTCCATAAGGGCAAAAAGTTCCCGGGCGAACTGCACCATGAATGTTTGCCATTCTTCTTTTTCAATTTGCTTGCCCGTGGCGGTTGCTGAATTTGCTTGCTCAGGCTCAAAGAACATACCAAAGGCCGAACGTCTGCGGCTTTCGATTTGCTCGCTGGTGTATTTTAGAATTTCGCTTGGCGGTGCTGCGAACTGAACAGGCGGGGACATAGCCAAGGTGTTCGCTTCACCCATTCGGGTTGTGGCAGCTACCTCATAAATGCCCGTGGGGGAATGGTTCAGGTTCTTGCCGGACCCGTTACATTTGCCGCACGTGGTGTATTTGCCTTGGTCAGCAGTCCATACTTGGCCACCTTCGCAGCCAGCGGCATCGCATCTATCGACAACGGCAATAATAATTGGGAACGCCAACCTGTACGTTGACATCATTAAGTTGCTTTCCAACCGTACAACGGTATTCAAATGCGGGATTGCATCGGAAAAAGATGAACGATAGAACACCTCATTATCGTGCATGGCGGGCTTTCCACCAAGTTTCCAAGCGGGAAGGTAACCGTATGCATGCCTAAAGGTTTCAACTACCTCAAAGGTCAGGTTGCCTTTATCATCTTTGCCGTTTACAAATGCCTCGAAAATGCCTTGCTTGTCGATGTATTTAAAGGTCATTTTGTCGCTGTCCTTTCCGTTCCAAATCAGGGCGTACTCGTTTGCCCTGTAACCCGCAACGTATTTTTCATCGTAAATTTTGGCAATTGGGGCAATCAGTTCCGACTGGTCAACAATATCGTATTCCTCGCCATCTTCCCCTGTAACCGTTTTCATGGGCATGTAGTCAGGGCAAACCACAAGCAATTGGTTGGGGTAGTTTATTTTGCGTTCCCGAACGATGTCGAAAAAGAACGCCTCGATAGAATAGTACTCAGGGTAAAGCCCATAAAAATACTCTTTCTGTTCAGGGTTCGGCCATTCAATAGAATAGTTTTGGCTGTTGGCAACCGCCTTGGTTCGGTTCAGGGCCCGATTCCATTCGGTGTTGGTTGTCGGTTCATATAGCCCTTTTTGGTATTCCCATTCCTCGGCCTGTTGGTTCGGTGCTTTTGACCTAAGTATTTCGTAGGGGAACTGGTCGGCCTCAGCGTGAACTGCCACCGCATTATGTTCCCGAATAGTTTCGGCGTATATTTCGTTGAAGTCGGGCAGGCCTTCGTAGTAGCTTTCCGTTTGGAATTTCTTGTCGTACTTACTGGGCATGCCAACAACATTCCGTTTTTTGCGGATTGCCTTGGCGGCGTGGTCAATTAGGCTATAAATGTCTGCCATTTCTTGGGGCTGTTTTCACAAAAATACGCAAACTATTCTATGTGTTTCAACATTTCCTTTAGCGGCAACCGAATGACCGCATCGGTGCAATCGTGATGCCCCGCCAAAATCAGGCAATTACCCTTTTTGTCAATCTCCAAATGACTTGGGAAAGTTACCAAATCCAGCATCGGATTGAGCCAAGTGTGGGGCGTTTCGGGGATATCCTTATTGTTCACAAAGGTCGCTTTCCAAAGCGGTGTTCTGCTCCATCGTAGTGCCTTGAACGGTGGCTTGGCCTCCAACTCCATTAAACCTGCCCAGTATAAATTGATAGCGTTCACCTTCTGCCGCACGTGAAAGATGGTGTATAGCTTGCCGCCATACTTAACCAGTTGTGTGCCGCCCCTGATATGCCCTTTTTTCAACGTGGGTATTTCGGTTTGGTATACCAAGGTCGGTTCGCCAAAGTTATACTCAACCACATGGCCCGGGGCATACAGCACGTGAAGCCGCCCTTCGTAAACAAACGGCGACCAGTTCTTTTCTCGGCCATCGTGGTCTTTTGGCCTACTTGCTGGGGGTTTCATCTGCCAACATTCGGCAGTATCAATATATCCAAAGTACATTTTGTGTCCATCGTTAAACACCAACGCTAACCGCCCGTTAAATTCAAAACCCCGTGGGTCTTCAGCATGCCCATTCTCGGTAACAAAGGGAATGATGCGGCCGTTTGTTGGCTTGCCCCCGTTCCAATCCCAAACCGCTATTTTCCTATCCCTAAACCAAGGGAACTTGTCCAACCGTGTAGCGTATAGGTTGCCAACCAATGTACCGTTGAATGCGTTTGTGAACGGTTTGATTGCCGCAGAATGGTAGGGGATAAGTTCAAGTTCGGGTTGCAGCTTTGCCTCAATGGCATCGAAATGAATCTTGCGAACATCGGGCTTTTCAATATTGCGTACAGGCTTGCTTACCGCAAACTTGGCTTTCATTAAATGGTGGGCCTTGGCGGCTGTTACGCTGCCATACATTTGCTTTTCAACATGGGCAACAACCCTATCGTAAAGGTCATACGTTTTTCGTGCCTCGGTGCTATATTGCCCATAGCAGCCCACAAAGTAATGGTTGCGTTTCAGTTCGGTAAAGTCGGGTGTCTTGGCCTTGAATTGCACGGGTGCGATGCCAAGGTCAGGGTTTACGTTTGCTTGGCAAAGGGCCACATTAAAAGCCAATTCATCGGGGAATGAATGCCCCCAATGCTTCGTGGCTAAATGCTCTTTGTAGTTCGCCTTGGCATTCGCCCAAACCTCTGCGGCCTTGGGTGTATTTTTCCAGTACAGGATTGATGAATTGATTTCGGGCAGCACTCCCGTTTCAGGCAGTTCAAATTCTTCCCGAACTTTGTCCAGCGTCAACCAAAGGCAAGGCCATGAATCGTTAGTTAGGTCGGTTTGCGAAACCACTTGCGTAGCAAAATCAAAACCAAGGCAACGCTCCCAAAGGGAGTGCAGTTCTTGTATAGCCACGCCATCGCAATCAATGTACATCGTTTCATCAAATGGGGTGTATTTATCAAGGTGTAGCTTAAACTTGCCCGGTGCAATCCGCCCAGTCGCATCGTTCAAATCTGCGGGGTTAATCTGCACCGCATGGGCAACGTGCTTGCGTTCCCGTTCGGGCAGAAGGTTAATATCCCCCACAATCGCAATCGGTATTTCAGGGCTAAAGTGGGCAAGGGAATTGACCATGTTTTTCGCCCATTGGCCGTAGCTTGAATTCCCTGATAAAAAAAGTAGGTAACCTTTCATAAGTTGTTTGCTGTTCAAAGGTAATAACAAAAAACAAAAAGCCCCAAGGCTGGGGCTAATTGTTTGGGTTCTAAAGGGAAACGAAATTTGTACCCTATCGGTAATTGGATGCTTGGTTTCTAATGCAGCCGTACCCTATCGGGGCTGTTGCGGCTATACATTAGTTATCGGCAACCCCATGAAACCTCCGAAAGCAAGTCAGCGTTCTCATAAATATTACCAATTACTGCTGTGACATCTTCAATACCAAATCCAAGTTTTTCATCACCTATTTCTTGTGCTAAAAACATTGCAGTTTCTTTTTGGAATATCACCACGCAAGTATCAGCACTATGTAAGTGAGTTACAATATCACCTTCATAAATTTCCTTGCCGTTCTTATCCTTCATCCCTGTATATTGCATAAGGTCAATACATTTATCATCTGCATTCATCCAACCTATGCTTTTGTTATCACCATAATCAACCCAAATACTATTGCAAGTATAGTTTGGGTCTGCATAGTCAGTATTTCCAACCTGCACTTTGTAATTCATTAGGCTGTATGTTTTATCCCAAGCCCTAAATTTAATTTCTCTGTTCATTTTATATTTGTTTCAGTTTAATTTCGTGTTAGCAAGCCGTATAGCACGTATCGGCTTCGGGTTTTTTGAAAGAATTAACAAGCGTTTGCAAAGAATTGGTATCGGTAACAGGGATGCGGTCATAGATATGCCCATCTTCGGGGCGAATTACAAGCACCTCGCAAAGGCGGGTTTCCTGATTCCAGTCCAGCATTAGCGTGGGGGCAAGCATCTTGGTAAAGATTTTGTACTCGTAGCCGTGTTGGTCAAAGAATACACTATCGTGCCCGCTTTCCATGTTGAAGCCAAGGGCCATAATGTCGCAAAAGTTAATTGGTTGTTGCATGGGTTTGTTGGTTTTAATGGTTTGTTCTTTGTGATACAATTCTGCATAGTGTTTTAATGTGCTTATCAAATCATCTTTTGACAATTCTTTGTTGTCGTACTCATTGGCCAACAACTGCATATAATCTTTGCTTTGCATAACTCTATTTTAGGTCTTCAATCAATTGGCCGATTCTTGCACTTATTAAAGATGAAAGGTCTGAATCTTTTCTTTTTTTGCCTGTCTTGGTATATGTCTGCATTTTTATTATTGACTGCATTTTCAAAATAGAAAGCATGTCATCAATTGCCTCCAATTCAAATGGTATATCCTCCGTTTTTGTGCCATTCTCTTTCCAAACTTTTGCAAGTAAAAGGTACTCATCTGTGTTGATGTTTTGCGTGTTAAACAGGTTTGACTTTATTCTCATAATAAAAGAATTAAGGGGCGGTTGCCCGCCCCTGTTTGGTTTACTTAATTTTGTAGGCTAAAGTTCCTTCGTTGTCCACCAATTTTTCGGCCCTTTTTTCTTTGATTGCCTTGAAGATAACGCTGTGGATTTCTTCGTTCTTTGTAATTACTCCGAAAAGCATTCCGAATTTTTGTCCTCTGTTTACAATTGCGATGTTGTTTGTGCTCATGGCTGTGTGTATTTGTGTTTGTTTCTTGATACAATATTAAACCTTATTTCAATACCAAAATCAGGCCTCCTAACCTTTTAACACTTTTTAACACTTGGGCAAAACAAAAAGCCCCAACAAATGTCGGGGCTTTTCGATACCATGAAACCAAAAAACGCTTATTCAAATACGCCAACAGGGGCGTTGTATAGCACGGGGAATTCATTGGGTGCTGACTGCCAACCGAAGGTAACCATGTATTGCTGCACATCGTTTTCATCAGCCTTGGCTGGCTTTGCGATGCAACGTACTGGCTGCTCAACAACTCGGATTTCATCTTCCTCGTAGTAGAACCAAGCCAATTTGTACTTGCCAATGGTGTTCAGCGTTTCGTAGAACGTATCGTTGCTGCTGTCCACGTTGGCATCCATTACCGATAAGGTATGGTTGAACTTGGTTAGGATGTCAGGCGTGCCTCGGCGTGGGTTGGTAATGGTTACCTCTTCGGCTTCGGGATAGTTGGCCTTAATTTCCTTAATGATTGCTACATCGCCAGCGGCAATAGCGGCAGTCCACTCGGCAGCATCGGTGTAGTCCAAAAAGGTGTAGTCATTGTCAATAACGGCCACGGCAGAAATGCCCGTTAACCGATTGATTTCACAGACGTTTTCGCTGTAAACAGGCAAATTGTCAAAACAAGAATAGCTCATATTTGTAAAATTTAGTTTATCAAAGGTAGTAAGGCCGTTTTAAACCTTCGGCCATTTGTCGCTATAATCGTACATTTGTAGTTATGAACGTGGCACAACTTTCATTGGCCGAACTTTTCGACCTTAAATTTGCGGTGAATAGCGAACTGAATCGCCGCATTTCGCTGGCAGCCGATGACTTTCTTTGGTCGCTTTGTGCATACTACGGGGTTGATTACGCCGCATTTCGGACCGCAACACGGCGGCAGTATTCCGACATTAAGCGAATTGCGTCTTATTATTTCGTGGCCATGAAAGGGTTGTCAAGCGGCGAAGCGGCAGAACTTATCGGCATCAATCGGGTAACGGTTGGCCAGCACGTTCAACGGGTTTTGTTTTTCAAAAAGAATGTGCCCGGCAAATGGTTTAAAATTTACAACATAATTCAATCCACAACAAAATGAAACCAACCGCAATTACAATAGGTGTTGGCGATTACCTGAAGCACGCTGAAAAATCGGCAGAACTTGTCCGTAAACATTTGGGCCTTGAAACCCGAATTATAACTGATGAACATTTGCACCATGCATTAAACTTGCATCAGTTTAAAGAAATGGTGTGGACATTGAAGTACAAGATTTGGGATATTTGGCCCGACCTTGATTTGGTAATGTATCATGACTGCGATTGGCGGCCCGTTCGGGATTTCGATTTGGCAGATTATTTGCCCGATTTCAAAGACGTTTACTTTTGCCTTGACCGGGACAATGACCATACCCGTGGCCTTGAACAGCAATACCGCCTAAAGCCCTCAACCTATTTCAATGCTGGTTGGTTTGTGGCCAACCGCAAGCACAAGCCGATATTTGATTTCTGCTACAAAAATTATTTTAGGTACGAAAAAAAATGGGGCGACCAATGCGTTTCAAATCAGGTTTTCAAAAACTTGGTAACGCTGGCCGACAAGCGGTTGAACGTGATGGACATTGGTACAAATATCCCCAATGAAGAAGTGTTGGCTTTTCACTCATCAGCAAATTACTCAATTTACGAAGGTAAAAATGACTTTGAATGGGGGAACCCCGAATCACAAATTGAAAACTGGGACTTTGCTCATACGTGGATAACGGATAAAATGCACATAACCGAAATTCACAACGTGGCCAAGCAATACAAAGGCGGCAAGGCCCTTGAAGTAGGTACTTTTAAGGCACATGGGGCAAAGGCTATGGCAATGGCTGGCCTATCGGTAAAGACAATCGACATCAGCGATGAACATTTAAAGGCAAACATTGCGTTTTGTAGCCCATATTTAATTGATTTTCGAATAACATCGGGTGAAAAAGAACTGCAAAACGATGAAAAATACGATGTTGTTTTTCACGACAGCTATCACGGGCCGACAGTTATTCAAGAATTGGTGCAATACTACCAAAAAAAGGTAGCCGAAAATGGTGTTTTGATAGTTCACGATGTGGATTCATTCGATGTAAACGAATTGCTTGGCTTAATTGGTAACCCAAGGCATACAATTACGACCGATGGTAAGGGCCGACAATTAGGCTGCTTTTATTCAGGGGTATAAAACCCAGCAGCCTCGGCCCGGTCTTTAACACTTTGCGGCACATCTTCGGTTGCCACGGGAATTAACTGGTGCCCGCAATTGTAACCGCCACGAAGTGCCCAAATAGTACTTGAATTCGTTGCCCTGTTCTTGCCGTCCCAATCCAGCGAAGCCCATGCCTCCACCTCTTTGCTGTGGTATATTTGGTTGTTCCGCTGGCTGCAAAAACTCCGCGTACCCTTCACATCAACACCAATGTATTCGTAAAACTCAAAGCCAAGTTCTTCGGTCATTTCGTTGATGACTTGGGCTTGGCTTATCGAATAGAAATCGTAGGCGTTTTGCTTGGCGTACCTTTCCATACGGCCCTGAAAGTCCGCACTACCTTCAATGTTCTTTCGCACATTACGCAGCACTTGGCCAAAGTTTTCGCCCGTGGCCACGCTGTTTTCAATGACCTTGCGAAAGGCGGCGGCGGCATCGGCTGGGGCGTTGGTAGATAGTAGGTCTAAGGTTGTGCTTTTAGCGTTACCCAATATGGCCTGAACCTTGGCACTTTGCGTGTATGCCTCCCCGGTTATAAGGCCCATCAGCTTTGCCGAAAGTTCTGCCCCCTCGCTCATGCTATCAACAAAGCCCCTCAACGCCTCGGTGTATTTAGGGTTGTTGTATGCGGCCTTCATCTTGTTAGTAAGCGTCTGCACCTTTGCAAAGTTGCCTTGGCTTATGATTACGTTGCCAGCTTCATCAAGGGTAAGGTCGGCTAACTCCGAAACCATTAAAGCAAACGCCTCACGCTGTGCCGCCTTTACGCCTTGGAAAAACGCATCGGGCACATCGTCCATGCTCTGGGCGATTTTCTTTATAAGCCGTTCCTTGCGGGTCATTACAGCGGGTTAACGATAAACCGTTGGTCTTTCTTAGCTACCTCAACAATGCACGGTGCAATCTCGGCGGTGTCCCCGTAGTCGGGTTCGTACTCGCCAATCTTCACGTACTGCACCCCGTTCACGTAGAAGTTGCGGTGCATAAGCCCAACCGCAATAGCTTGGTGGGCGGCTGGGAATATCGCATCAATGGCAAGTTCCTCTACCTTTCGGCCGTTGCTAAAAAACGAACGCTGATAAGAATCAACGCCCTTTCGTTCATCGTGGGCAAGGCTTACAATCTTGCCGTTCAATAGCCGTCCCTCGACATACATTCGGTTTGTGAATCCCGTATTGTAGGCATGGCCGAATGAATTGGTATCGTTGTTCCAAGTCAGTTCGGTTTCGCAGTCCAGTTCTTTAACGTGGTAGCATTCGCTGCAAGCAAATGTTTCGGGCTGGAAGTTTTGAATCTTGTACTTTAACGTAGCACAAAGGGTAGTGTTGTTGTTGTGGGCCTTAATGATAATGCGTTTGGGCCCAGCGGCCATGCCAAAGTTGCTTAGCGTAAATGTATGCACCCCGTTGCTGCCGTGCGGGCTTGAACAAACCTGCCCTGAAAGGTCATTATTTTCAATGCAAACCTGAACATTGCCCGTGCCATGCCCGCTAATGGTCAGTTCAAATTGCACGTTGGTAACAATCGTGCTAATGTCGCAGTCAATTCCCTCGGCATAAGCAAAGTCATCTTTTCTGCTGCCATTGAAACAAACCTGATTGCCGTCTATGCTAATGCCAGCGGCTATGTTGGTATTCCAGTTGCCGTCTTGCCCAATGGTTTGAAATACCGCACATTCGGCTTCTTCGCTAAGGCAAACCGAAACATCGCAGCCTTCGGGCAGTTCAATACACTTTTCAATGATGCCGTTCTGCAAGCCGCCGCCCGTGTAGGTAAATGCAGTCCACGCCCCGCCGTTTACGCTGTATGCGTAGGTTCTTTTTACCAAATATGCTTCGCTGTTGCATAACGAAATGCAGCCCGTAAACTCACCCGTTGTTATAAACTGCAATCGGTTAATGTTTAACGGTTCGCCAAAGTACCAATCAAATGTGCCGGGCGATGCAATCGGCAGCGTGTAAAGGGTAAGCCCTAATGCTGCGTTTAGCGATGCCGTGCCTTGGCTGTATGAAGTAACATCAAACGTGCCACGATACCAATTGCCAGCCGCCCCTACAGGAAATTTAATTTGCACCTCGCCGTCAAACCTATTAAAGCAAATTGAATGGTCGGCCAATATGCTCACGTTGTCAATCTCTGTAATTGATGAAACGGTAAGGAAAAGGCTATAAATTGCGTAACCTTGGCCAGCAATAAAAGCACTTGCCCCGCTTGGTGTGCCAACAAGTGTCAAGGTATTAGCGGCCACTCCGCCTGTATTCACCGCAAAGGTATCGCCAGTTACCACGTTGCGAACGAACTGGTATTGCAGTATGCCGTTAACAATAAAGTTGCCGCCTGTATGAACCAAGGTAGAAGCTGTGCCGCCCGTTGCCGTGCCTGTTTTTACGGGTAGGCAACTAAGCAAATTGTTGCCCGTTTCTCCCGCCTTGAATTGAAAGCAAAAGTCCTCGCTGGAATCCCAAGGTAGGCACATTGGGGAAGCGTAAAAGCCGCACTCCTGTGCTATCTGCTCATTAAATGATAGTTCGCCCTCCCCGTAAAATATCGGGCTGCTGTAAGGTATCGGTTGTGCGTTTCTAATTGCCATAATACAAAGGTAGTTTATTCGGGTTCAGGTGTAACAGGGTTGCCCGGGTCAACATCGGGCTGTTCTGGTGCTGCCAATCTGCCCCGTGTTTCGCCCTCGGTAACGCCTGAAATGATGTTGCGGCTGAAATCGTATAGGTTCATTGACCTTGCCTCCCCGTCATCGGTAACTTGGTAAAGTAGTTTTTGATATGGGTTGGCTTTAATGTCCTTCCACAAATCGGCATTAATGTTTGCTTTAAGCTGGTTAGTTAGCATAAATGGTGCACCTTTTTCTGCGGTTAGAATTGTACCCCCCTGCCCTTCAAGTGAATTGCCTGAAATTGACCATGCTGTATCATCACTTAGGTAAACCCGAAAATACTGATTCGCTAAATTTTCTGTTGCAACCAATTGAACTTGAAATATGTCACCAGAATCGGCGTTGAACATTCCGAAAAACAAATCGAAATCCCTGTATCTTTCGGCTGATATTTGGCTAAAGTAAAAAAACGGGCTTGTTTTTCTTATTGTTTTAACTCCAGTTAAAGATGAATCCCATTGTGCAATAATAAATTGAAAAGTAGTGTACGAACTAAATCCAACGCTTGAAAGCCATTTAATAAAAATAGACCCTTTAATTCTAAAAGAATACAACGCTGGCACTTGACAAACCCAAGTTGAATTGGCTGTAACATATCCCGTGCTTGGGTCGCTGCCCTTTATTGTTATGTCGGTGAAATCTCCAGTAACAGCCAAGTAGTTTAAGTTCTCGGGGGTAACCAAATCGTCAAACACAGGCCCAGCAAGTGTTAAATTTGTAGCCCAATCCCCAATTGGGGAACCTGAAAAGTAATTGTAAATAAGGTACATTCTTTTTAATGGCCCGGGCGATTGGTTTATTTCATCCCTTGCCAGTAAAAGTGAAAATGGAATGTTAGCAATTTCAGGCACGTAGTACGCATCAAAATACTGCTGCCCAAAACTCGCAAACTGACTGGCTGCATTTGCTGGTATTCCTTCTGCATTTGCAACCATTACGTTGTAGTTGCTTATGGCGTTGTTGAATACATTAAAAAGAACTGGGTTGCCAACACCGTTTAAATTAGGGGTGCTTGCCGAGCCTGTGAAATCTTTGTAAAAGGCAGAAATCAAAAAGGCTTTTGTATCGTAGCTGTCATCGAAATCCGCATCGTTTGGTGCAACAAATATGAACATAGACATCACATAGTATATGATATTGCTATGCGTTATTAAAACCGAACACCGCAAATCCCATTCGCTATCTACATTTGATTTGTACTGAAAGTAATAATCCTCCTGCCATTGAAAGATAAATGGGGTTTTGGGCATGTAATTCCAAGTCCCGCCTGAAATAACCAATCCTATTGCGGTTTGTGGTGTATCAAAATCCTCCCTTGTTTCCGAACTGCCAGCAATAGCCGAAGCGTATAGCATTGATGTGTCAATGCTTTCTGTTACCCCAGCCTCAACATCAAACAGCTGTATGCTTTGTGATTGCCTGAAATAATCAATAGGTTCAACTCTTATTCTCCATTGGCCCACGTTGTATTCTTCAATAGCAAAGGCCAAGTTGTATAGCTTTGACAAATCCCCAAACAACTCGTTCCAAGAAACCACAGGGCCGATGTCAATAATATCGCCCCTTAGCTGCCTGCCGCTTAATATGTGCGGGGTTTCTTGGCCAACAACAGGGGTTAAATAATTTGACACAAACCCAACCTCCCCGTCACTCATGGTGGCCACAAGGTAGGCAAGTGCATCAAAGGCGGTCATTGACCTTCTAAAAAAACTTGGGTTAACCCCTACTGTTGGTGTTGGGGAATTCATTAAAAGAACGGCCCTTAAATCCGTAAGGGAAAAAAGCGAACTAATGTCAACCCCCAGCTTGCTGTCGGGTGAACCAAGGCTGAATCCAATGTTTACGTTGTTGCGAATCTTGGCAAAGAATCCCCTATCAACAATTTGGCACGATACAGTCTTTTCGTATAGGTTGAACTCGCAATCGCTGGTAAACACCAAGCCATTAACAACGGTTTCAAATGCACCCGAATGCGGGTTGTAGGCCACGATGTTTAGCGGCACGGGGTTGTCATAGTCCTCACGAAACCGCTGCTGAAGGAAACGGTAGGTGTTGCCTGTAAAGGTTATCTCGCCCTCAAAGTCGAACAGCAAGCCCCGGGCATCTTCATCCCAATAGATGCGTTCCTTGATTTCCTCAACGCCAATAGCATCGCCAGTTACGTTGATGCCGTTTAGTGTTACTATTGCTGTATTACCGTCCACCTCTTATTTTTTTGCGGTTAATTTTCATGGTTTCAAAGCCAGTCCTGTTGACTGCCGTTTGTTCTTTGATTGCCCTAAAAAGGCGGTAGTCATCGAAGTTGCTGGACATTTGCAAGGCCATTGAATTCGCCAAGCGGTCGGCAAAATCTTCCTCGGCTTGCCGCTGTTGTTCCATCAATGCGGGCCGCACGAAGTTTTTGTTGATGTACCCGTCAAGGCTGCCATCAATCCACGATTTCGCAAGGCCCGGGTATTGCAAGTTCTTCCCGGTTGGTATAATCGCTTCCCCTTCGTGTGCCATTACGGGAATGGTGTCCTTGCCTTTTGGGTTGCCGCCCCTTTGAAGGTATGCTGTACCTTCGTAGAACGCTGGTTTTGGCACTTCGGCAGTTAGCAATTGGGTTGTTTGGGCGAATGCGGCAACAACAGCCCCAACCATTGAGGCAATGTAGCCAGCCAATGCAAAAGGGGCACCGGGCCCTGTTGCGGCAGCGGCAGTAGTAGCCCCAGCAATAGCGGCGGCAAGGGCAGTTGCAAGCTGTATTTGAACACCAATAACCGCCAACGCCTTAGTGTATTCTGCACCTTCTCCGCTTATTTGTGCGAATGAACTAACCATTTGGCCGAAACCACTTGAAAGCTGAGAAAAACCATCGGCCATAGCTATGTTGGTTGCCTTTTGCGTTTCTATTTCGTTTTTAACCCTTAATGCCGCATACTTTTTTTGAATTTCGTCAATGATTTCAGCAGCAAACTCCGAAGCCTCAACCTTGGCAATCTCGTTTTGTTCGTGCATTTCAAGTTCTTTCAGCTTGCGTTTCTCTTCATTTTCAATGCCAAGCAGTTCGTTCTCTTGTTTAAGTTTCCACAATTCAAGATAAGCAGAATACTTACGGTCTTCCGCCTCCTTTGCCCCCTCTTCGGATTTCAGTCCTTGTTCTTCAAGAAAACGCTGATAATCTTCTTGGCCTTTCTTTAATTTTTCGTTTTGGGCTTGCTGCCTTGTTATTTCTAACTGGTCATATTTTGCGTCAATCTGAGCCTTTAATTTTCCTTTTTGTTCTGCGGTGAATTCGCTGGCATCAATTGATGCAAGGTCGTTCTTCTTTTGAATTTCAAGTTGCTTGCGGCCCCGTTCATCTTCATCGGCAATCATCATCAAGGTAAGTTCATCGGCCAGCGACATCATTTCCTTGTTAAACTGGGCATTGATTTCTTTTAATTTCTTTGCACGTTCTTTGGCGGCAGCGGTGGCAGCAGCATCGGCAGCTTCAGCAGCGGCGTCAGCGGCAGCGTCAGCAGCGACCTTTTCTTTGTTCTTTGCCTCTTCAAATTTAGCCGTTTCTTCTATGGCTTTCTGCTTTGCTTTTTCGGCCTTTTCTTTGTTCTTTTTTTGTTTTTCTTCTGCACTATCCACCAACCCAATAAACTCAGCAACCCCTACCAACTTATCTACAACAGCACCAGCCGCAGAAGCGATGCCGTTAAATATAGCACCAACAAAGCCGCCGCTTTCACGAACCTCATTGAACCAAGCAATTACATTTTTGCCAGCGTTTATCAATGGTATAATGCCATTGTCAACAACTAATCTAAGCCATTTAGAAAGCAGCTTAATGGGTATTAACCCAAGATTTACGCTAACCTTAATTGCATCAAAAATACCAGCGGTCTTTTCGCCTGTGCTTAGGCCAGCAGTTAATGCCCGATATACATCGCCAATTGCGTCAAAGAACTCACCCCAAGGTTCACTAACATTGTTAATAACTTCTTCAAGCCCCCCAAAAATGGCATCCCAATCCGCATTTGCAACGAATTCGTTTAAGGTTTGAATGCCTTGCTGAAATGCTGGCAGCAGTTTCTCCCCAAGTTTAGCCTGAACATCTTCAAGTGTTGCTGAAAGAATGCGTTGTTGGTTGGCCGCACTACTTGCGGTTCTGCCAACATCACCTTGGGCATCTACTGTGCTTTTCATGATTAAAGCATTTGCCGCCAACACCTTGTTTTGCGGTGTTAATGCCTCTTTGGTTGTTTTAATCAACCCCATTGCCAAAGCCTCTTGTCTTAAAGATGCGTCATCAAGAAGTACCCCAAACTTGCGAATCGGTTCAGCCTCACCCCTTAACGCTGCTCCCAATGCCATTGCTGCCTCTTCAGGTGTTGTGTTGCTAAACGATGCAAGGTCGGCAGACAAAGCCACAAGGTCTGTGCTAAACGTGCCCAAATCCTCCCCAGTCAATCCAGCCGCTTTGCCGAAAGTACCAAACGAAGCCGCAGCATCAATGGCCGTTTTCTTGCTCATGCCAAACTGCTTGGCCGAATTGCTTGCAAACTGTTCAACAGATTTGCTTGCTGTGCCGAATATCTGCTGGCTTTTACTTACGGTTTCGTTAAGGTCGGATGCCGCATCAATGGTCTGCTTTGTGAATCTAATGACCTCTTGGGCCCCTAATGCAAGGCCAAGCGTTCCCGCTAAGTTTTTAAGGTTGGCAGATAGTTTGTTAACGCCTGTATTGGCATTATCAAATGACTTGGTTATGTTCTTGCCGCCTTGCTGTGCCTTGGTTTCAACATTACCGAGCCTACCTTTTAGGTCGTCTAATTCCTTTTTGAGCTTTGTGGTTTCCGCCTGAAACTCCACTATTATTTTGTCGATGGCCATCGGCTTCTTTTGTTTTTAGTTTTAGCAAGCGGATGAAGTCGTTTATTGTGCCCGAAGACATCAAATCAACGAACTGCGAATGCTCACCGTTACACAAAAATAAGCAATCGCTGTCAAAGTCGCTTAGCCAATTGTAGACCGAATCTCGCCAAGAATTGACTTTAGTATGTCCTTCTTTTTGCTTTGATATCGGTCGCTGGCTTGCCATAGCCCCTGCCATACGTCTGCCAGTTGAGCGGCATTGGGCAAGAATTCGTTCATGCCAGCGGACAAAAAAAAATCATGGTTGACAAACTCACGCTTAAACAAACGCAACTTTTCAGCCTGTATCGTTTCGTTTATCTCAAACGGGTTTTCATCATCGCGAATCAGGTTCAACGCTGCCAACTCAACAATCAAGTCGGTATGCAAGCCCAGTTCTTTGTGGCGGCTTTCGGCCTCTTGTATGGCCCACAAGCATTGTTGCAAGCCCTTACCCCTATCCTTGCGGCTTTGTCCTTCAATGGCAGCCACCACGCTTTCACGTGCAATCTGTAAAATGCTGATAAGTTCATCGGATGTTAACCGATTATCTAACTGAATTAAAACAGCCTGAATGTCTTTATAACGCACCAATGGCACATCGCCGCTGTCCCGAAACTTGTAATACTTATGGCCGTCAATATCAACCATGAATTCGCAGCCCGCTTTCCAGTTCTTTGAATCGGGTTTTAGGGCAACCAACACCGCATCGGGATAGTTCTTAACCAGCCAATTTGCAATTTTACTTATGACCATTTGGCAAGTTTTAGAATGATACCGTTTAGTCCAGCAAGGCAAACAACGAAGATGGGCCAGCCGATGAATGTTAATAGGTCGGTAGTGTTGCCGCTGACCATGTGCTGCCCCCAATAAGCCAATGAGCCGTAAACCGAAGCCATGCAAGTTGGGCAATCCGTTACGGGCTTGGCAAAGTTCGGGAATCGGCTAATGAAAAGCCAGCGAAGTTCATCGCCAATCATGCCCTCGGCGGTGGATAGCCATACGCCGAAGATGAATAGTGAAGTAAAAAGCAAGGTTTCAATCATGGTTTTTTGGTATTAAAGGTTTCGTTGTAGCATTGTTCACGGCTTCTGCAATTGTTTGTAATATCCAAAATTCTCCGTGTTTAAAAGCCTCATTACTCTGCTCCTTTTCCATTTCTTTGGCTTGATAAAAATCAACTACTGAAAGTTTACCATTTTCATTTAGTTGCACTTCCAACCATTCTACTGCTGTTTGTTTTGGTGTCATGGGTTTTTGGTTTTGGTATGGTCAAAGGTAGTTAAACTACCTGAATGTTTTGCGTGGTCGGGGCGGTTGTATTGCTTCGCCAAAAGTACAGCACGAAGCCAACGTATAGGTTGTCAATCAGCACGTAGTCGGCAATGTCATCGTTGTTCGCCACAACGTGCAAAGAATACAAATTGTTGCCGTTAAAGAACAGTGCATTGGTTTGCAAGGATATGGTTGCAAGGCCCGCCCCGTTGGTAACGATGTCGTATTTAATAGTAGTTTGACTGCCGATATTACTAATAAATACATCATAAGCCGTTGAAGGGGCTAATGTTCCGATGTTCAGGTTAGCGGTTGCTTGGCAACTTGTCGGTGCGGCTAATACTTTGGCCGTTGTAAGGTCTTGAATGCAAACTGGGTTCATTGTGCTTGGCTAAATTTGTTCAAATATACGGCAGAATCTTTAAAACAAGGCGATGCAATCTTTATGTAGGCTTCTTTTTTGCCCAGTAATCCATTCCAAAGTTTCGCACCGAACCATTTGCCGGGCCGCTGCCAATATCCAACAACGCTTAAATCGTAGTCGGTGGTTAGCGTTACCTTGGCCGCCGAATCAGGGTGCAATAATGCGGTCAGCTTTATGCAGTTGGTGTCAACCGTAAAGGATTGAATCGGGCATGGTATCAAGTCGATATGCCAGCGTTCAACCTCAACCTCAAAGGTGTCGGTCTTTGTTATCCATTTATTGCGATACACGAACTGAACCTTGCCGCTTTTTATTTTAAGGCTATCCAGCAGACGTTTGTTCTCAGCGGCTAATTGCTCAACCGTCAAGTCCAAACGCCTTGCTGTGCTTCCCGTTGTTTGCTGGATTGCCTCATAATTGCTTTTATGCCGCTCGGCCTCGGCTTTGTGGTTGCACGATTGCTTGCCCAATATGAATGCGGCAGCGATTGCGATAAGCCCGTAATGCCTTGATATGAACCCAAGCCAGTTCATCGAACCTTGCGGTTGTCAATGCGAAAGTTTTCAACGCTGAAATCCCCATCTTCATCAATCTCAACAATCGCAGCCCCGTGATTCCATTTCGTGTATGCGAATGGGCGGTATGCTGGTTGCAAGTCGCAAAGGCAACCCGTTGAAAAGCAAGCAACTCCTTTGCTGTTCAGGTCGCTTTCGTGATGCTCCGATGTTTGGTGGTTGTGGCCAGCCAATACAGATGCCTTACCCCGCAGAAACAATCCCCGTGCTGGGTTTACCGGGCTGAATATGCTATCACCAAATTCGTGGCCATGCAGTACGCTTAGCTTGCCGAACTTGGCGTGTTGGCGGCTGTCGATTAACTCAATATCAAGTTCATCAAGGCCCAATGCGGCCTTTAGTTGAAGCCCGGGCAGGGTAATCAACTCAGGTGCGTTTTGAAGTATGTACCTATCCCATCGGTCTTCGTGGTTGCCCAGCTTGTAAAAAACAGGCAGCCCAAGGCTCACAAGCCCAGCCAAAAAATCCCGAACCATTTGCACCTCAACGGGGGCCGACATCAACGCTGGGTCTTTCTCCCATCGGCTAATCTTAGCGAAGTCAATAACATCGCCGTTTAGGTATATCGCATCAACCCCGTTTTTGAACCCGTAGTCAATAGCCGTTTCGATTGCTGGAAGTTCATGGTACGGGAAGTGAAGGTCGGACAAAACCAAGGGCTTGCGAATGTTCTTCGGCAGATGCCATACCTCTTTGCTGGTCTTTTCCCCTCGGCCAATGAACGCTTGCATGTATTCGCTTGGCTTCATCTGCTCAGGGTTGTATAGCTTTTCCCGAAACGCTCCGCTGGCTGTTGCATGAGCTTTGAGCTTTTCGCCTACCGCACCAGTTAAGTAGCGGATTGAACCTCGCACCCTATCAACCTCTTTGTTCGTTTGCTCAAACGCACCCGGGTTTTCCATTACAATTTTACGTGCAAGGGTGCGTTTAAAGAAGCCTGCATCTTGCAAATCAACGTACTTTTGAATGATTTTTACTTGTTGTTCAGTCATAAGTTTCCCAATTGTTTGCATGAAAGTAAGTGTTTCCCAACACCGAAAAGTTTTTTTAACATTTCTTAACGGATGCCCACCAAGCCCCGGCACCAAAACATGGGCAGGCTTTGTTCACATTTGGAAAGTCCCGATGCCCTAAAACCTTAGCGTTTGGGAACTTGTCGGTTAGCTTAGTAACCAGTTCGGCCATTGCTTGCTTCTGTTCTTTAGTGCGGTTGTCGGTAGGCTTACCATTCGCATCAATGCCGCCAATGTAGCTGATATGAATGCTATCGTGGTTGTGTCCCTTTACCCCGTTGGTGGTCTTTTCAATTGGCCAGTTGTCAACTACCTTGCCGTCACGTTCAATGATAAAATGGTAGCCGGGCGAACCCCAGTTCAACACCTTTTTATGATAGCGGTTAATGCTGTCTGCCGTGGCCGTTATGTTGCTGGCCGTGGTGTGCAGAACGATGTAGTTAATTGGTCGCATCTTCAAATGGGGTTGGTTGAATAACTTCAAATTCGGTAGGCTCGCCAAGGACAGGCAGCAGGCTTTCATTGAATAGTATAAACCAAAAAACAGGCTCATCTAACATTGCAGAATAATAGTCCACCCAATATTGGGTTGTATCTTCAGGAGAAACAGGGATGCCATAATAGTCAGAGCAATCTTTTCTTGCCTTTTGAGCATCAGCCTCAGTTAAATATTTATAGCCTACGGTCATATTGTAATTGAATAGTGAGAACTCATGTTTGATTCGATTCCTGACTTAAATCCGCTTTGTTGGCTGGTTGGATATACGATACACTCTGACATTTTACCTATAAACCATCTTCCAAGAAAAGTAACATCGCTTATGCCAAACTTTTTAGTAATCGCTGATAACCCAAAAGATGACAAAATATGTGGGTTTAAAAAGTTGTTTGCTGTTATATGTAGGTTGCTGTTAAAGTACATAGTGCTTAAATTTGTGAAATCAAAGGCATCTGTTGGTGCTGTACTCGGTGTTCTCCAATAATTCGGGCTATAAGAGCGAATCCAAGGCCCGAATTGGGGCCCATCAAAGGAAACAAGCGATTGAAGCGAACTATAACTATTTGCCTGAGCAACAGTAAAAATGCTTTGGGCAGTTACATTTTGTAAAGGTGTACCCGTTGCCGTAGCTGAAATGTAATTTATTGTAGGCTTTGAATTTAATGTTTCCAAGTTTCCCGACAAAACAATTCTTGGCTGTGAGCCTGCCGAAGTTTGTACGCTGTTCTTTGCGTTACCGCTTTGGTCGTAGAATGTAGTAACAAAACCATTTCCCGCACCGCAAAAACTTAATAAGGCGGCAGTATCTAACACTCCTGCACTAAAGCCAATGTTCTGCTCAGTATTATCGCTTGACCTTCTTACCCTAATTGCAGAACCAGCATAAGTGCTGCTTAGTAATCTAAGGGAATAAGCTACTGATGCACCGGGGTAGGTGTCAAGAAATAATTGTACTGGGGGAACTCCCTCGCTAATAAGCCCAAATTTAAACCGCCGCATTAGACCGCTGGTGTTATAACGTAACCGACACTCGTGCCACCCATCCACCAAAACAAAATAATATTTACTTTGGTAAGGTCATAGCTTGCCGTTCCAAATTTAACTGCTGTGCCACCCGTTACCGTAATTGTTGGGGCAACCGTGTCATCGTGATAAAGCGTTTGGTCAACGCCTCGCACCGCATTTGTCAAACTAACGGTTATGTTGCCAGTTTGTGCAGTTGCATAGCTGCCGTATTCTTGTGGTGTTACAAATGCAATAGATACGCCCGTAGTGGTGGCAACCGTGTTTTGCTTACCAGCCAATGCGGTGTCAACGTATGTTTTGGTTGTGGCATCGCTGTTATTTGTTGGCGTGCCAAGGTTAGTAAGGCTTTGTGCCCCCATGTTTAGCGTGCCACTCATTGTGCCGCCCGCTTTGGGCAAGGCAGCATTGGCTGTTGTTTGGGCAGTCGCAGCGTTTGAAACTGCGGTGTTTGCTGTTGATTGTGCGGCACTTGCGGCAGATGAAGCAGCCGAAACGCCTGTGTCAACATAACCTTTGGTTGCTGCATCGGTGTTGTTGGCAGGTGTTGCAAGGTTTGTTAATCCCTGTGAACCCATATTTAAACCCCCAGTCATTGTGCCTCCAGCTTTCGGTAATGCGGCATTAGCTGTTGTTTGTGCAGCAGATGCGGCAGATGAAGCAGAAGAAACACCTGTATCAACATATCCCTTTGTTGCTGCGTCTGCTGTATTGTTTGGGGCGGCAAGGTTGCTCAATGATTGTGAACCCATATTCAAACCGCCAGTCATAGTACCGCCCGCCTTTGGCAACGCCGCATTGGCCGTTGTTTGTGCTGCACTTGCATCTGAAACAGCCTGTGTTGCTGTTGTTTGTGCAGCCGTTGCAGCAGATGAAGCGGAGTTGGCTGTTGATTGTGCTGCCGTTGCCGTTGTTGAAGCGGCAGTTGCTGTTGATTGTGCTGCCGTTGCTGTTGTTTGTGCTGCCGTTGCGGCTGAATTAGCAGTCGTTGCCACCGCCAAGGTAGCTGCCATTAGCAGTTGCTTGGTTGTTTGTTTTGAAACCCCAGCCTGCACCACATAAAGCAGGTCTGTATCGTTGCTGGTTGTCGCAGCAGGTAATTGTGTAACCTTTTGGTTTGCCATTAGATTAAAATAAAATTGTTAATTTCAGTTAAGATAAAGTCCCCGCTTTCGAGTAGTAAAAATTCATCTATGCCCGGGCAAGATGCATCAACAATGCAGTTAAGGTCGCCTGTGATAATTAAGTTAACCTCCAGCATCGCAGCCGCCATGTCAAGGGGTAGTCGAAGGTCGATGTTGTCAAACACGCCATCAAGAGTTTCGGCACCGTACTCCCGATTGGTAACAACCGTTTTGATGCGGTCAAGGCCAAGGGTAGCCCGCAGGCTGGGGATATTGTCAACGCTTACCGCCTTTTGAAGGGCAAGCAAAATGTACTGTTCAAGGTATTGCGTATCGTTTTGCCACGTGCTTCGTGTACCAATCCAATGAAACTTTAAGGGTATGGTAATTTGCACCCGTTCTTTGTTGGCCCGTACACGGTCAAGCAATTCGATATCTTCTGCACCGTTCTTTAGCCAAAAGGACATACCCGTACGCCAATCGAATCTTGTAATGTAGTCAAGGTTGCCGTTGCCATCGTAAACCACGGGGAAGGTGCGAAGGTTGCCGTCTTTGCCCGTTTCTTCTATAAGTTGGCACAAAGGCCGCGTTACTGCCGAAATATTGGGCAGCTGTGCGTTCAAATACGATAGAATGTCGCTTATCATTTAAACAAATCTACAACTATTTGCTGGGCCTTATCGGTGAACTCTTTGCGTTCAGCGTCCGAAAACTTAAAAGCATCGCCATATTTGTCCAAAAGCCCATCAACTTTACCTTTCGGGTTGCCAGCGTTGTAGGTCATGCCTGTCGCTATAACGAACCCTGTGTTGCTAATTTTCAGTTCAGGGTTGACAATTGATTCGAGATACATTTGATTAAACAACCGAAACAATACCATCTTGCCTCGGCCTAATTTGCTTTTAAAAGCCTTGTAACCGCCTTTGTAATACCCAGCATCATCAGCGGTAGGGGTTTGCATCGGGCCAATATATATAGGCTTTGTTGAATACTCAGGTTTAATCGGTGCTCCATTAGCATCAAGTCCGTCTTGAAATATGCGTTTAAATTGTGTTTTCCCAACACTTGTAGACAAACCTACAAACCGCTTGCCGTTAATTGCCCGCTCGGCCTTGTTCAGCTTTGCGATGTATTCTTTGGTTGTCATTTGCCTGTGATACGTTTGATTTCGGCATCCACCACAGTCATTAGTTCGTGGCGGCTGCAACTCTCAACACCGTCGCGATGTTTAATGCCGTACTCAAGTTTGTCGCTGCCGTTGTAGCATACGGTTAGGCAAATCAACGGCACTTCGGGTTCTAAGCGGTGAAAAGTTAAATCGCCCGGCCATATATCGTTAATCTCAAATAGTTGTTTAGCGTGGTCTTGCATGGTTAAAGTTTTATTTTGCCAAAGAATGGTTTGTCGCTAACTGATTTGTTACCTCGGCATGACCAAAGTTCACGTGCCCAATAGTTCGCACTACCCTTGCCGCTACCTTCGATGCCAGCCGACCTTGCACAATAACTATCCCCAGCCGATGTGCCGGGCTTAATTCGGTAGCCGCTGGCCCCAAAATGCACGGGCGGGTTATCGCCGCATTGGGCTTTGTACTTTTTGCCCTTGTTGTCCGATGGGCCAATGTTGCAACCTTTGTATTCTGCCATGTGTTAAAAATATGCAATTGATTTTAAAGTGCATGCTTTTTTTATTGTCA